GACAGAACGAGAGGTGACGTTACCCCAAGGAGAAAATTCTTTTGCTCTATCTTCACCAAGAACTTTGGTCACACGGTTGACAAGGAACGGAATATCAAAGAACTCCGTATTCCAACCAGTGATTGCGTCTGGGTAATGTTTGACCCAAAAGTTCATGAACGATGCGAGAAGTTCATTCTCGTTACTGCAATGAATGTAGGTAACGTCATCTCTGTCTGTGTGGTATTCACCGACACCCCAGCACACAACCTTCTTGGTTGTCTGGTTCTTGATAGTGATAGAAAGCATTTCCTCTTCAGCCTTCTCAGGGTCAGGGAAACCATTCTCACACTGTGTCTCAATGTCGATTGTGACCACAAGGATTTTGTCACTATCCCACTCTACGTTGTTGGGATAGGTGTCTGACAAATAGGTGTATGCGAATCTGTCCAACCCATAGACTAGATGAGGTTGGTTCTGATACTGTGCAATAAACTCTTTGGCATCTTTGATAGTGTCATGCTTATAGGGCATGACGTTCTTACCGTCAAGAGTCTTCCATCCAGTATCTTTCTGAACAGGAACGTACAAAGTCGGTGAATACTTTACCTTGTGAGTAAGTCGTTCACCGTCCTTGTATTCACGAACAAGTATGAAATTGCCCCACTGGACAACATTAGTATAGAAACGCATAATATAGTTATATCACCTATGTTGGGGATTGTCAAGAGAAAAGGGTCTGTTGTTTGCCTTTATCAAAATACTTTTCAAGCATCTCAAGTCTGTCATTTGCAGCCGCCAGTTTGTCAAGTTCTTCCATGACCGCTTCTGTAATGTCAGAGTGTTCACCAATACCAGCAGGCATTGTCTTATATACTTCGATGTTTGCAATGTGAACTGCAACTTCACCTTCTGCTTGTTTTCTTGCAGCTTCGATAATCATATCACCAATTTTCATTCTATTCTTCCTTTTTCTTACCGATGTTATATTTTGTTTCGAGTTTCCACTCATTCTTCTCTTTGAAAGAGATTACTTTGATTTGAGACAGAGGAGCTGCCTCTACATTAGTTGTTCCCACAACATCTATCAATCCCCAATCCGACAAAAGATTCGCAATGGTGTTACGCCTAGCGATATCGTTTTCTGAGAGATTGGTGTCTTTACCATCAAGCGCAAACAGTTCTTTGAAGTGTACAATAAAGTACTTACCCTGTTTGTGCAAAATATGACATGATTGGAAGAGTGTTTTATCTTTGCGAGAAGCAACGCCAATGCGAGACAAGGTTTCTCTAACCTTGAGGAAGTCATCAGGTTCATTTAGATGAACTTCCAACATCTGCTCTGGGCTCCACGATGTTTCATTCATTTTCTTCCACCTTTATTCAATTTCTTTTTAATCATGGCGAGGTCATTATCAGTTAAAACATCAAGAGCAGCCTTGGCTTTTTCATTACTATAACCGAAATATTCTTTTACATACTCTAAGTTCTTTGATTTGTTCGCCTTCATCCAAGGAGCATATCGTTTCATACTCCTTAGACTATTTAGTAAAAAGTCATATTGTAACTTGTTGTCTAGGTGGTGTAGACGATTCATCTCATTGACCAACATAACGGTATCGTTAAATGGTGCGAGACACTTGTTGACGATGAATGCAGGGTACTTCTTCTCCCACATCTCATCGTCACCATCCATTAGGTTTTCCTTTGTCTGGTTGATAGTTTTGAGATATTCTTTGAGTTCATATGCCATCAGGCTACCCCTTCCACATTAAAGATACGATAGTCATTAGTACCACCGTCATCATATGTGTGAAGGTGTGTATATACGCCTTTAGTATTCGCCTTGTTGATTTTGTCAGACCACCAATCTGCATTCTCTTGAGTGCAGTGTGCATTCTCTCCATTAGGAAGAATGGTCTTGGTAGGACTAGTCTCAATCCCCAAGAATACGAACTTCTCTGCTCTATCGAACTGTGCCTGTAATGTTTCGATAACTTCTTCTTCTGGAACGTGTTCCATAACGTCAACAGAAAAAACACCATCAAAAGGCCCATCTGGAAGTTCTGACCACTGGTCAACGGCAGGGTCATACCGTGATGGTAGGATTCCACCCCATGCATCATGTATACGGTTTTCTTCATACTTACCCTTACCACAACCAAAGTCCAAAAGTGTCTTGGACTCAGTTTGTGCGATAAGAGTTACGATGTGTGGTAACTGATACCTAAGTGCGTTACCACCACCGTATCCAGGCAGTTGTTCATGAAGTATCTGATACTGGTCTAGGTACTTCATTTGAACGTAACCTGTGTCATCATCTCCGTGAGGCAAGCCAAGAGATTGATTTCTTGGTCAGCGACAAAGGCAGACTTATACTGATAATCAGCAAGTATGACAACGCAGTGAGGAATAGTGCTAGGTTCAACATTATCATATAGACTATCATAAATCCTACGATAAATGCGATTAGGGTCATTGTCCAGATTATGAACAATCCACTTTCTAACATTTGTGAACTCCTTATTCTTGAGAAATGATAGCAGCTCTTTGATGTTAGTTTCTGAAATATTGATGAGGATTCCAGAGTCGATTTGACCTGTTGCAGAATATCTTTGTAGTTCGTTGAGAGTTCTTCTCCAATCTGGGAAAAACTTTTGGATAATTGTCGCAACCACATCATTATTTGATTTGACATTTTCAGTCTCCAAAATGTGTTGCACACGCTTCATAAACTGCATTGCAAGTTTCGGTTTCTCATCATTAGGAATACGAAACTCAATCGTTGAACAACGACTGTGCAATGGTTCGATGATACGGTTTCTGAAGTTACAGGTAAGAATGAATCCACAGTTCTTACTGAACTCTTCAATGAAACCACGCAGTGCTGGTTGAGTTGATTGTGGATTGAGGTAGTCGGCCTCATCCAGAATAACGTATTTGCGTTTACCATCCATAGAAACAGTACTCGCAAAGTTTTTGATTTTAGTTCGCAGAGTGTCGATACCAGATTCCTCTGAACCGTTAATCATCATGTAGGTACAACCGATTTGTTCCAACATCGCCTTTGCGATGGTGGTCTTACCAACACCAGCCGTACCTGTGAGTAACAGGTTCGGAATCTCTTCATTGTCTACAAACTGTTGAAAGGTTTCTTTCAGTTCACTTGGAAGTATGCAGTCCTCAACGGATTGAGGACGATACTTCTCTACCCATAATATTTCATTCATAATTAAGCAGTCTCTAGTGCAATGTAATATTCAACGTCTTTGTTTACATTCTTGAAACGTGAGATACCTTTTTCAGATACCTGTACGTCATAGTCACCAGAGAGTAGTTTAAGATTCTCTACTTTGAAGTAGAACTTCTTGCCACGAGCAGGACTTTCTGCTCCCACCTCAATACTGAAACTATTTGAGGTATCATTCTTACGGTCACTTACACGCAAGTCCATGATACTATCGTTACCGATATCCAGTACCATATCTGGCGCACCAAGAACTGATGCAGCCTTCAACACCTGATTGAAGGTGTCCTTAGTCAGAGTAAACTCTGCATCGACTGAAGGCATATTGATTTCAGTCTTGGGTGTTGTGACAACAGATGGGTCAGAGTAGAAGTAGGTCAAGTCTTGACTACCTTGTGCGATACGCACACTCTGCTCACCAAAGGTGAGTTCTGGGTCATTAAAGAGCGAGAGTGCAGCTAGGAACTCGTTCAAGTCATAGATTGCAAACTCTGTGTCAAAGGTATCCCCGACAGTTGCAGTTGACACAATGTTTTTCATTTGAGACATTGTGGCAATCTTGTTGCCTGGGCTCACAAGTAGGTTTGCATTGATAGTAGAATAGTTTTTCAACACATCCCTAGTTTCATTACTTAGTTTCATTATCTAATTGCTCCTTGTTATCATGATTATGAAGTGCGATGATGCCATAGTGAAGGACTTTCAACAGGTCTTTACGAGCGTCATCATGACTACCCTTCTTACCGTATCGTTGAGCGTACTTCAATATGTTTCCAATAGCAAACCCTTCACCATGACCACAATCAATGATGAATTCGGTTGCTTGAAAAGAGTTTCGGGAGTAGTGACCTTCATAGGTCGAATCAACGTATCCCTTTAGTTCTTCAAGGATACGGTCTTCACTGTATTTGTACATAATATAGTCCTTCTCAATTACATCCCATTATATAAAAAGAAACCCCTTTTGTCAAGGGGTTTCTAGCGACTTACTTCACTTCGATTTTACGAGGCTTCTTCTCTTCTGGAATAATACGTTCCAGTTCGATTGAAAGCATACCGTTCTCAAGATTCGCACCGTTCACGACAATATCATCTGCAAGTGTAAACTTACGATTAAAGTTGCGTTGCGAAATACCTTTGTAAATGGTATCCTTTTCCTCTTTCTCTTTGACTGATTTCACAGAGAGACAACCCTCTGCAACTTCAATCTCAATATCCTTCTTACTAAATCCAGCAAGAGCCATTTCAATCACATAATTGAATTCGTCTTTCTTTTCGATGTTGTAAGGTGGATACCCTGTCGATTCTGTTTGATGGGATGCATAATCCCACAGTCTGTCGATGTGACGGTCAAAACCGATTGCATAGGGTGTGAAGTGATTAAGGTCAAACGCCTGAAGGGCGTTGCGTAAATTGCTAGTCATGTTTATCTCCTTTACTAAGCAAGATTTATATCCGTAGACCCGAAACGGCATCTACAAGGATATTTATATAATATGGGGATTGACGTTCCTTTTGTCAACCCCCATATCGTTTTTTATTAGGCAGCTTCAGCGTACTCAAGTGCCTTGTCGAGTGCATTCAGTTTCACCTTACGGTTACGTCCGTACCAAGAAGAAACCATCCGTGAGTCGCCCTCACGACCTTGGAGGTGGTCTGTCATGTAAGTGACAGTGTTGAATGCCTGCCAGAATGAACCTTCTGCATAGTTGGCTCCTGGCTGTGTCTGCAAGTTCTCCATCGCAATCTTAGCGTTGCGTGAGGTGAAAGGAAGAACACCGTCAACCTTTTCCTTTGCAGGCGTACCAAATACTTCATTGAAGTACTGTACAATGTTCTCAGCGGTATAACGCTTTGAACCAAGAAACTCAGCCATCGACTTATACTGGTCGAGTTTCTCACGAGCGATACCCATCTGTTCTTTGACTTCAGAGGCATCGAATGCTTTACGGTGGTTAACCGTCAACATCTGGTCACTGTTCTGTGAGAGAGAAAGTGTCAGAGTGTTGTTGCATACCACACGAATTGGTGTCATACGAATGTTAATCGCCTTACCAAACTGGTGTGGGTTTGTGAACAGAAAGTAGTTATCAGTCTGGTCACCATTGAAGAGTTCAAACGAATCTTTCGTCTTGGCAAGAGCCCAGACCATCTGTCCGTCTTTAAGTGAACCAGCGGTATGCATTTCCATATCGCCAGCGTTCACATATTCTTCAAAGAAGTTAAACGCTTCTGCGTTCTGTACAGGATTCCAACCTGTACCAACTACGTCAAGGATAGAACCGTCAGAGGAACGTACAAGTGCCTCTTTGTTCTTCACTGTAATCCCTGATGGTGTCATCAGAGGTTCTTTGCGAACTTCCCAATCAAGTCCTGCTTTCTGCATAAACTGGTCAGGTGTCAAGTCTGCTGGAACTTGTGTTCCAAGTCCATGCCACGGAACATCACCAACATATGCCATTTGTGCTTGTCCGTTTACGATTTCTAGTTCATGTGCCATAATCTGATTCTCCTCATTTCCTTGATTATGTATTTACTATAACCTGTTTTCAGAACAAAGTCAAGATGTTTTTGAAACTTTTTACGTTCTACCCCAAAATTCTATGGGCTTTACTTGTGGAGTGTTATGAAATAGATACCAACAACAGTTGTCTTTACCCACGCTGGAACTTCCCTCAATCCACTTGACTCTTCCTATACTAACAACCTTTTTCAGTCTTGTCAAGTACTGTGTGGATTGTTTTGTGTGCATCCAATCTGCATCAAACAACAACCAAGTTGGAGCCATGTCTGAGAACTTCTCAATCATGGGATGGAGAATCTTTCTATCCCAAGGTGGGTTTGTGATTATGTATGGTGTATTAAGTTGTTCTAATAACATTGCGTCATACATCATCACTCTGTCGTTTTGAGGTTCGATATCGTATGCGTGTGTACACTTACCACCATGTTTCTCAAGATGTTCAATCAGTCTACCGTCACCAGCACAGGGTTCAATAAACGTGTACCACTCTGGTAGGTGTTCAACTAGAGGTAGGGCAGCCTGATAGGGCGTTGGATAATAGTCTCTTGGTACTCTTTCAAAATCACTTCTCTTGCCCATTACGCAACCTTACTGAAGTTCTTCACCTTCTCAAATCGCACCACACTTCTAAACTTGTCAATCAACAAATCCTGTTTGTGCGAGATAACAAATACATTCTCTTTATCAAAGGTATTCAGAATCTTCAAGAAGTCATCTGTACCAGCGTTGTCCAACGAACTATCAAAAATCTCATCAAGGATAAGTAGATTCGTATTCGTAGAGTTCTTCATCTTTGCGATGGCTCTCCAAGTAAACAACAGTGCAAGGTCAATACGCATCTGCTCACCTTCAGAAAAGTTTGCATATGAGAACACATCCCGATACCGTGACTTGATGGTTTCGTTAAAGTTCTCGTCAATGTTGAAGTTCACAAAGAAATCCATAGAAGACAGATATGTGTTAATCAACTTGTTCATGATAGGTAGATACTGTTTGACAATCTTTGTCTTGATACCACTATCCTGTAACAGTTCTTTTGCACAATCAAAGTAGAGCATATCCTCTTTCAGTTTTGATTTATGCATATCAAAAGTATCGCACATTTCTTTGAGTTTGTCAAGCTTTTCATAGTCTGTTTTCGTAACATCTCCACTTTCAATCTGACGAATCTCTTCAGTCAATGTTGCATTGAACTTCTCCAACTGAGTGATACCACTGTTCAGTTTTGCTAGTTCAAGGTTATTGTCACTCAACAACTTTGCAATATCTTTGTACTCTTTGATTTTGAAGTTAACCTTGTCCATTTCACCTTTGAGTTTAGACAACCCATCTGCAAGTTCAGTTACCTCTGAAGAAAGGCTCTCCACTTTGGTGCTCTTGAACTCTTCATCAATGTGTTGTTCACAAGTTGGACATTCTGAGTTGTCACCAA